TATTCCGAAAGAACCGGACGTAAAGGGCGGGGGGGGGGGGGCTGAAGTTGTACAGGAAGTTAAGAGTAACGAGGTACAGCCGAAGCCAAATGCCAAGGATGGGAATCAGTCCGTACCAAAGCCGGGCAACAAGCGTGACCCCACCGGGGGTGATGATAAGAAGAAGAAGAAGAAGAAAAAGAAGAAAAAGCGCAAAGCGAATGTAAGCAAAGACATTGCTAAGTTTCTACCACACCAACAATATATGTACAACTTTTTCAAAAAGAAGTCCCCACCACCACCACAGGTACACTTGCTGTATCACGACACGGGTACGGGGAAGACCTGCACCGCTTCGGCAATCATCGCGGCCCTGCTCAGAGGAGCGGACACAGTGCTTCTTCTCGCAAAGAATGTAGAGATCATGGAGAACTTTGCTAGGCAGATCACCAAAGACTGTAACTTCATCGCCAACACAACCGAATATGTCAACGGGGATATGAAAAATCTCCTTAAAAACCTGAGTGGCAACGTCGATTTCGAGGAAGTGGGCATGGGAGCTGACGGTAAGAGAGGGGTTTACTACAGAGCTGGGGTGCAGCTTCCAATCAGTGATGGAAATCTACCAGTCTTGAGATGGATCGTCATTCATACATACCAGCGCTTCATCAACCTGTCTCATAACAGCAATGCGTGGAAAAATGAGCTGAATTCTGAAAAGTCGGTGTTAGGTCCAGGGAAGAAAAGGGTGGTCGTATTCGTCGATGAGATCCACGAAAACCGTAATATGCTTAAGAAGTCTAAAAATGTCTTTGAAAAAAGCACAGGGCGAAAGATAGCAGAAAAACTTGCAGTGTTGAATGTCACCAACATTATCGGCATGACCGCGACACCGATCATGGACACACTATACGATGCGATCCAGATCATCCTGTTCATGTTTGTTGCAGTCGGCAAGGTTCTGATCGGCGAAAAGGAGCTCAAACTCCCGGTAGAAGGCGAAGAACGTACCGTGTTTCGTGAAATGGGTAAACTTGCCCTGCTGGATGAACAGAAATTTGCCTCGCGTTACAGCCATGGAAGTGGTGGTAAATTTGATCTCAATGTGGAAAAACTCGAAGAACTGCGCAATTGGCTCACTACAATGAGGATGATCTCTTGGGTGCCAAAGCCAGCAAAGGGGTTCCCCAAAGCAGATATCAAGGTCATACAAATACCCCTGTACAAGAAGCAAATCGAAGCAATCGCACAGCTGCATACACAAGAAAGCAAAGAAGCCAGTAGCGGTGAAATAGACACCAGTTTTAGTGAGTTCAATCTGTTTGATGACGAAGAAAGCATGGTCCCCCCCAAGGGCGGAAAGGATAGTTTCTATGTGAATTCGCGGCAGATCATTAACTTCTACGAGGAAGATGGTAAAGTGTACAGCCCAAAGATTCAGTACATCCTGCAAGATCTCAAGAAGGATGAAAACAAGAAGAAGGTGTCGATGATTTACAGTAACTTCGGCCCCAATGGCGTGATGCAGATCGCTCATCAGCTGAAGACTAATGAGTACAAGGAGTTACATATACCAAATAATGTTGTGGACATCCTGAACAAACGCAAAGGCGATACCGACATCGACATCGCGGAATTGTGGAAGAGTAACAATGTCGAACAAGAAGATGATACGTTTTACGTGTACCGCCAGGGCAACGACAATTTGTTCACAGCAGCCCTGACCCTGTCACGCCAGGAACAGAACAAGCACGGGAAATACTTACGCGTGTTTCTCATCACATCCAAGCACGGCACAGGGGTGGACTATATTAACTTCAGGAAACAGTATATCATGGAGCCACACTTCAACGATGCCAAGCTACAGCAAGTGAGAGGCCGAGTGATCCGCAACAAGTCGCTGAAGTACCACGAACCAAACGAACAGACTGTCGAAATTCATCTCCTGGTCGGAATCAACCAAAACAACCCAGCGCAAAAGACCGCAGACGAGAAATTACTGGAGATGGCAAAGCAGAAGTCTCTGGTGGACTGCAAATTCAGGTCCCTGTTCCTAGGCGCTGCAGTGGATTGCAAAGAGAACAACACCTATCATGGCATGGATTGCACCGCGACTCTGCGCAATATCACCATCACAGTTTGCAGAAGTTTGGATAAAGTGTCTTGATTACAATCGCCTAGTGGCTGATATTTTTAATCTCTAGGGTGGTAGATAAACAGTGACAAGCAAGTTGTGTGTCTAAACACACACACGGTTTGACCAATGAGAAACGAACTTGGGTATGTCACTTCTGGTAACTATAGTGATACTCTGGCGTACGACAACACAAACAGCGGCCTGACGTCTACCAATCTACAGGATGCGGTGGATGAGATCAAGGCGGATTGGGGGGGCACGGTGAAGTCAATCACCTTCGGCCCTGCGCTGGGCGGGTCGACCGTGACTAGCAGCGGAACGGCAGATCTCGACGTGAACGCATTACCCATTTCCATCACCCCTGACAACAACGACACAATTGCGATCTACGACAACAGCGTCGGGGCAATGCGTAAACAGACCAGAGGAGACTTCCTAGGTGGAACCACCACAACACTACAGGCTAGCTATGACGTGAGTACTACACCACAGATAACGGGGGATTTCACTGTACAGGGTGCCATTGCATCCACGTCACTCGACAGCACCGTCATGAACCTGCGTTCGACGACGGCCGATTCCGACGGAAAAATCACATTCAACACCATTGACGATGTAGAAGAGGGAAGCATTGACCACGTGTTTGGCTCAATGCGGCTCCAGAATAGCGGTGCTGGCAGTATCAAATTGATTCTTGACAACGGCAACGGGATTGATGTGGGGCACAATGGAGGGCCCTTAGATATACACCCCCTCTTACAACCCATGAACCTGGGCCGGCCAAATGCATACGAGCGGTTCGATACAGCGTATCTTCACGAGCTTGATGTGCTAAACGACGGTGTTATAGGTGGATCTCTGTCAGTATCTGGACAAAATGTAGGCGCGACGCTTACAAATCATACTACAGGCATCGCAGACAATGCCGGTGAAATCACCACGCTGAAAGGAAAAACAGTCAACATCACGAGTGCAACACCGGGAGTGACAAATTTCAATGGAGTGGTGACATGTACTGATCTACCAACTGCTCCTACACATCTATGCAACCAACAGTATGTCGACAGAAAGGTCAACAAGTCTGGTGATACCCTGACAGGGATTATGGTCACTAATTTTCCGGTCATCTCTTTCCACACAGCGAACCAACCAGATGAATTAACGAATAAGCAATACGTGGACAATGAGATTGTGGGGGCTTCAGATGCGCTTCAGTCTCAGATCGACCTCGTTCTGGATCGAACCGGAAATCTATCTGCAACGGGGAGTGGTGTAAGTAGCTTCACTGGACGTGTTGTTGCGAGTACCGAGGTTGTGACGCCGGTTGTCAACGCAACTGATACTCTCCTCGTCAACTCGACAAATGTAGGTGTAACGCTTACCAACCAAAGTACATACATATCAGACAATGCCGGTGAAATCGCCACGCTGAATACTAAGACTCAGAACATGGTCAATTCCGGCGCCAGCACTGTCTTTACAGACCAACTGATCGTGGACGGGGGCACCAACCCAAGGATAAGAGCAAACAAGATCACTAGTGTGGGGGGTTTCACGGCGGTCAACATAACAGATAGCAACTTGACCATAATTCCTGGTCAAGGGAACCCTACCACGGTATCCACGACTGGTGTTACGACCCTTGCAGTACTACTCCCGGGTGGCGACGTCCAGTCTCAAATCACTAGCAACGATGGCGAAATTACATCACTGAATACTAAGACTCAGAACATGTCAGCCATCCAGGGCAAGACGACATTCACGGGGTTTGCTGAAATGCCAACTCTTCAAACCCCAAACATTCGGGACGAGACCAACAACGCAAACATCATTATGAGCTCCAACAGCATCCTGATGACCGCTGATTCAGGACCGGCGGTAAGCGTCAATAACACTGGCTTGGTTGTTGGCTCCAAAAACGTTGGCGAAACCATACAAAACATGACGGCGATCTCTGGCGTCACTTCCTTGTCCGGTGTGTTCACGGTACCGGCTTATATCAACACCGGTTCCATATATGTCAACGCATCGATTTACACCAATACTATTAATCCTAGGACGGCCAACCCCATCGCGGTCAATACCGATATGGAGGTTTCAGGCGTTGTGAAGGTTGATACGATTGAGTCGCTGACAACTGGACCGAGCGGGCCACTGATTCAAGACGATTTCAGTGCCACTCCACTAAAGGACGGAGGTCAATTGGTTGGATTTGTGTCTGGGTATCCGTTTCATAATGTACCCGCCGCTACCGTTCAACTCACCGATGATGCACTTTCATCACAGTCTGGTTACCTTCTTTATACTGACCCATCCATTCTCTCTTCAATCAACAGTGCGCCTGAGTGGTATTGTCGCTTCACTGGTGGATTTACTGATAGTGATGGGTCTGATGGACAGGGCCTGTTCGTTCATTGGAGCACAGTCACACCCACCAATAACTTCCTAGCACCTGGTCCTGGGTATTCGTTTGTGTATCGATCTGCAAACGGTGCCATACAACTGTGGTACAACGGGGTACTTTTAAATCCTGCGACACCAGTTGCCATCGCCCTCGTTCCAGGAGTTGATTATCTGTTTGAATTCAGAATAGCCCATAACGGAACGGATTCAAGTACGATAACGATGTTCTTAGACGGTGTTCTTAGGGCGACATTTGTAGACGAAGACTACAAGGGCCCATTCAATATGTCATATGTGGGAATAGGGGCTTATACCCAAGCATCTACGACATTCGCTTGTGATTACTATGCTAAGGATATAGAGATAGATACAGTCCCATCGGGTGGTGGTGGTAGCAGTGTCACTGTCGACTCGGATTTGGTCGTTACTGACGCGCTGACGGTCGGTGGAGTGTTACAGGACACAGGTCGTGACGTCTACGCACAACAGTCCCATGGCGTTACTGAACTCACCACACCGTTCCTCTCGAGCGCTGTGGCGTTTTACACGCTGGACGGTGCAACACTGCCCGGGTTGTCTATTGCTAACCTCTTGAGTACGGCCGGCGTCACTGTCACAACGGCCGGCGCCATGGGCGTTACACTTGCAGACACAGGACTTTATGAAATCAATGTGAATTTGTCAGTGTCTCCTATCAACGATGACGGCACGCTAGTGACGCTCGGTGTACTACAGAACGGCGCCAAAACAGACTTTGGATCCGTTGGGATGAAACTCAAAACGCGCTACATCAGCCAGACGGTTTCGTGCTTGATCGCCTGCAATGCTGGAGACACGATAGCGCCGTACATCTCTCTTGCTGGTGGCAGCAACGATTCCCTCAAAATCCGCTACATCTGCTTTACAGTCCAGCGTGTCCATACAGCGGTTTAAAGACAAAATGACTGGACAATGACAGCAGCGCTAACATTCTGGTTCATTGATACAAGCTTGTCGTGACGCAGGTGTGAAAAAACAAAACAAAATGGCGACGCCGGAAGACGTTGTGGTACATGCCCCGCCGACGGCTACCAGACGGACTGTATCCATTGAACCAGTCGACGCATTCGACGTCGACGTCCTGTTATTCGCCCTCCACCAAATAGCTACAAACTAAGACACATGCAGTGTCGGCGGTGTTCGCGATGGCGACAAAATTTCTATATTTAATAAACCAAACTCACACATACACGACTCGCGTTGAAGTCAATTGCTTTTTAAAATACATTTAATTATATAAAGAGAACACCAGAAGCTTATATGAGCAAGAGTATGGAGGTCCCTGACATCGAAGGCTATGACCCGGAGTTGGTAGCGATGATGCAACCCAGTCTGTGGAACAAGCTGCTCGACATTGAGAGGAAACAGGAGCTAGAACGACAGTTGCAACAGCTCGCGAGTGTTCCTAAGAACGACCCAAAGCTACAAAGACAGACTGGGGCTACGGATCAACAGGTACAATACACCGAAACACTGTCAACTGACAGCGAATGCGACGGTGATGCGCGTGAATCGTGTGTCAGACTGAGCTTGAGTCCCGAAACAACAGATCCCGACAGCCGAGAGCTCACTCCTCATCAGAGCCCATCACGAGCTCCTCGTACGACGGTTCGCTGACAAGGGGTCTCGTGCCAATCATGGCCCCGTATCTCAGGAACCCGCGGTCGATGATCTTGCTCAGCAGCTCACTCTTGAACATGTCATGCACTTCGGCCTCTGTGAGCCCACCCCCTTGCGTGTCCTCGGGCTCAGATTCAGACTCGGACTCAGATTCAGACTCGGACTCAGTCTGCACTGCGAATGGGCATGCCTCGAAGGATTCACCGACCCCCTCTGTATACGCTTCAAAAGATTCTGCTTCTGGTTCAAACACCGTGGCCTCGAACCCATCTACACGCTGGAACGGACACGCCTGGAAACTGTCAGCCCCCGCGGCCGGAGCACTGGATGTGCATGACTTAAAGGTTTCGGTTTGTGCTTCTGTTTTTTGTACGAATGGACAGCCACACGACTCGAATTTTTCTTCTTGAACTGCACTGGGACTACCGAAAGGACACGTACCGGTGGTGGCGAGGAACATATCACGCCGCATATCTTCGTTTGTCGCCAGCGTCTTGCCGCGCAGCACGGCTGACATTCCCTGGGCTTGCGATGCCAGAGACATCGACATGAAACTGTCTACGTCCATTGTGTGTGTGTTTATGATGGTACTCAAACACTCAGTAAATAACCACTGCTTGTTGTTTATTTGATTGGCAATATTATTTCGTTATACAGGAACGCATCGGCCGATTAGTCGAAGAGCTCATAGGCTTAGGCTCAGGGTCAGGATCAGGATCGACCTGCACGTATTCTTTCTTCACGCCGACGATGATCCCTTCAAGTGGAGGTATGTCGTCCGTCAGCTCACCCATGGGGCCAGGGTTCATATTCTCATCAATGAGCACTCTTTGCTCCTTCTCATCTTCTGTGTTACTCAACAACCCGGTGGGGATCGCACGGATCTTCTTGGCCAATGTGCTGATTGCCACTGAGAGCACGAAGATATCGAGCTCCTTGTCGTCTGGTTTGGCGAACATCTTGCGCAGCCACGTGGCCACAGAGTCGGGATCACATTCATCACTGTCTTTCTCCGCGTAGGTGTGAAACAACTTCAGCAAACCACCCATGGTCGTGTTATGAGTGAAGTAGTTAGGAGCAGCCGATGTAAAGAACTGCATGGTACTGAGCATATCCCATGTCGTGTACACGTCACAGCGGAGGAGTACAAACTCATTCACAGCATGGCGGATCAGCTTCATCTGTGTTGATCGGTAGCGGCAGAGATCATTCTTCAGTTCGTTAACCTCGGTGGCCATCTCATTGAAGTTCTTGATTAGGTTGACGATCTCGCGCTCAATGACTACTCTATCAAGATGACTGCCCTTGCCCAGTGAGATCTGCAAGTCACTCACTTGCTTCTGCAGACTGTGCAGGTTCGACACGAGCACGCTGATCTTCATAGTCGGGAGGTGTATTGTTGTTGTTGTACACACACACACGGATACACACTACTGTCTACTCTGTTACAATGTCAGAGTGATTTTAAAAGAAACTAACAGAACACACCAAAGCACAATGCGTTGCTGACCGTGTTGAGCGCACCGCCGGCCCAGTCGATTGCGTCCTCTGCGACACCGCTGGCATCTTCCGCAAACTCGCCGATCTCTCGACCAGTATCAACCGCGAACTGCCCGACATCTTCCGCTGCGCCCACAATCTCACGACCAGCGTCTTCCGCGAACTCTCCAATCTCTTCGCCTACTCGACGGAAGCCACGGGTGATCGTGGTGCCAATGATCTGCTCAGAAACCCACTGGCCAGCAGGGAGTTTGCAGTCTGTCCCGGTCCAAGACACCACTTTCTTGTCGCAGTAGCCCTTGTTAGTCTTGCACTTATACACGCCAGACTTGTCGGCCACAGGCGTCAGCCCGTCGCCGCTGCACCACTTCTTGAACTCCAGATCCACCCCGATGCACTTGTCGTCCCACCACTCCCCATACTCATCGGGCTTGCTAGACCTCCCGGGACCAGCCTTGCATGTGTTCGCGGTGTGCAGACATATTCCTGTGTCTTTGTATTCATAATTACGACCCTTGCAGATCTCCCTCATGGCGTAGTGATAGGCGCGCTCGTAGTCCAGCTCAGTGGGGATCTTCGTACCCGTACCGATATCCATGTACTCGGGGTCGGACCGGAGCAAGTGGGCTAGCCCGATGACGGCCCCGGCGATCAGGGTCAATGATGAAGGAGACATATGTGTATATGTGTGTGTGTATCCACAGGTCGGTTTTACCATGAGCATAGCGTTTTAATTTATTTCAGTGTGTACCTGACAAACGACACGCACACACGTGCTAAAATTTGCATCACAATGTCATCGTTAGCAAAGGGTATAGCAATGGATGTCGGCGCAACAGCGGCCGTTACCGGGGCAGTAGGAGGTGACGTTCTCGACCCCGAGGCTCTGGTAGGCGCTGTAGTTGGTGCGGTGGGTAGTGAGGCCATTGAGTTTGGACTGAAGAAGGCCCTAGCACGCAAAACCATGAAGACTGTAGTTTCCAGTGCCGGCACGAAGGTCGGGGCCACAGTCGCCGCAAACATTGCCAAACAAACAGTCAAACGAGCGGTCGTGGGTACGGCCGCCAAGACTGGAGCCAGTTTCGCTGCAAAGGCAGCTGTGAAAACGTCGCTGGGGCCCGTGGGCTGGGCGATGCTGGCAGTTGACGTCGTTTCCTTGGGACTGGACCTGTGGGACCCATTCGACCTCAACACACTCCACAAGAACTCTGATTTGAACAAGATGCACGCGGACTACGTCAAGCAGATCCAGACCGCATACGGTAACCAGATGGTAGAGAACTCCATGGGGCTGCAAGTGAAAGGCAGGGACCTGTCGCCGTCAGATGGTGGGCCGATCAAGTTCCCGATGAAAATCAACCCAAAATTCCCACTAATGGACGAGAGCGGGGCGTTCAGAGACGAGGGACTCAATCGTCGTTTCGTCGAGCTGCAACTGGAGTACTTACGGGACAACGGCTTCAAGATGGACGAAGACCCGTTCCCAGAGGACGTGGCTATTGGCATTGAGCGATCCGACCCTAACGGCATGCCGGGAGGCGTGTTCCAACCACCAGGTTTCACCTCGTCGCTCATGGAGGGGCTGTCCACCGAAGCGAAAGTCGCAATCATCCTTGGGAGCTGCAGCGCGTTCCTGTTGATTACCATCATTCTGTTCAGCTCCAACTAAATTTATTTTAGTTGATATATACAAACCCCGGCCGGTCTAACTACACCAGAAATCACATACACAGATGCGGGTAACACACATCGAAACGTTCAAGGTGCCCACGTTCAAGATTCCGACGCTCAAGTTCAACCCGATTTCAATCCCTAAAGCACCGGACATCCCCTCGCTGCCAGATGCTCCACACACCATCAAACCACCAAGTGTCTCTGCCACACCGAACCTGTCAGTCAATGTTTCTGTCCCGACTGTGGCCAAAAGCAATAGTCTCATCAGGAAGTATCCCAAACTCGCAGCTGCTGGAGTCACAGGAGCGGGGTTGCTGGCCTACTCAACAGTGACAGGTGTACCACTGGAAGACGCCGCGAAGCAACTGGCATCCATGGGAACTGAACAGCTAGGCGACGTAATCAAGGAACTCGCACCAGTAGCAGGTGAGCTGGCCGGTGCGGCTGGATCGGGGCTACTAGAGGGTCTGGGGATCGACGGCACCACTGTCATGCTCATCGGCGGGGGCTTGGCGGCGCTGCTTATTGTTGCACTGCTCGTGTCCATGGACGATTAGTGAGTCCTTCCTGGCAGTAAACGCGCTGTGTTTGCGGTGACAAGGCCTGCACAACAGCCTGCACTTGGCCAGCTCCTGCATGATGGTACCGATCGACAGACGCTGAGAACACATCCGGGAGATCGCACTGTGCTTCGTCGTTGGGTCCATGTGATCGTACTCAAAGTAGTTGAACAACCCCAGTGTGTCTTCGATCGTCAGACCACACAACTTGCACCCTTCGTCCCGCAACTTTTGCTTCTTCACGAACTCGTGGTTGCGGTCGTACACCATCATGGCCGCTACGAACGAGCACTCGTCGTTGCTTTTACGGCTGGCTGCACGCTGCTCATTCGTTTGTTCACAGTGACACATCGCACAGATGCGATCACATTTCAGAAGCTCGGCCGCGCGGCGCTTGCCTCGCAGTGACGTCACCGAGGCAACTTTGGTGGACTGGTTGCGGTGGTGATAGTCCATGCCCCACTGTATGTACTTGCCGCAGTACACACACGGGGTAGTGTCCGTCTGGGCGTGGATGCTCGACTTATTACGCTTGGCGTCGGTTACACGGATACGGTACAACCGACAGGTGAGACACGTCTTGTATAATCTGCTGGAACGATCATCCATAAACTGGTCCAGGGGCTGCGATGTCTTCTTCGTGCCCACCCCTCGACAGTACCGAGTTTGCGTACACACACGGAACATTGTGCATGAATTGGATGTTTTGCATCTAACTGTGTCATTCAATTAAATTGCCATTCAAAACAACACACACACATACACACTTAGTTAATAATCAATGTGTTTTATTCAGCTAGATGGTTCATATTTATCGGTTGACATGAAGAACTCCCCGTTGTGCTCCAAACCAACAGGCACAGAGGAAATGTTCACCAGACGGTAGCGCGGATACTCGTCCTCCTGCGGCAGATACATGGGAGGCACAGTGTGCTTGTACGTGGTGGAGATGATCTTGAACGCTTTCGTGCCCTCTTCGGGACACTGAACGGCGATTGAGTACAGCATCACGCAACGGATGTTGAACGGATACTCTCTGGTATTGGAACCCTTGCACATGTACACGTCCTGCAGCATCATTGTGAATGTGTCTGTGGCGTAGTCCAGGTACATGCGGGCCTCAAATACAGAGCCGCCGTCTCCAAACAGGTAGTTGGGCATGGAGACCGACAGCAGCACGATGTCGATATGTGAGCGGATCATGAAACACATGCGGAAGTTATGGATCTTGGTCATGTACAAGATCACGGTCTCGGCGTGAGGGATGTCACCTCCGTACATGTACCCACCGCCACACACGAACTTGTAGTTCTTGTTCTCCTCCACGTTATGCGCCAGGGGCACAGGTAGCTCGCCGGTGTCCTCCTCGACCCCCATGACAGAACACACGTTCGCCCACAGTTTGGAGCGTACGTCCTCGTTCAACAGCAGGTTGCCGCAGTCAGCACCCACGTCTACCTTGGCCCATCGCAAACATCGCATGTCGATATCCATTGTTTCCTGGGGTGTGTTGGGGTGGTATTCGTTTTAATGTTGTGCATGAGGTAAGAAACAGACCCTGCCTGACACACACACACACGCAAGAAATACGAACAAACAAAGCACGATCGGCATGACACATAAGAGGGTGCAGAAGCAGGCAGAGGAGGATAAACGAGAAACAGTGGACACAGCACAGGCGCTGAAGTGCATGGATTTATTGGGCACGAGCCCCGGAGAAATAGACATAGTCAGACGCCTTACTGACATCGTGTCACTGGAAGAGTCCAAGACCATCACACACACCAGTGGGATAGTGCTCACGAGCAACGGCATCATGACCCCCTTTCGCTATGAAGATGTCGAACAGCTTGACAGTCAGTTGTGGGGAATCAGGGCAATGCCAGCAGCGCTCGGTAGAGACACCCGGCTTAACAGATATACCAACAACGACAAGGGGTTCAACAGAGACACACACATGCTCTACACCCACCTACAACTGGGGCTGGACATCAACTGGTTTGCCACACGCTTCCTGATGGACGCGGGTTTGTTGGACCCTGGCAGCCACACAGAGGACCCGTGTGATATGCAACTCCAAATGACCAACCTGCCACGAGGACCAGTGGCTTTCATCCGAGCCAAGAGTACGATCGGCACAGATACTAAAGTTGAGTCTCTCAGTGTCAAGGCGTTCCTCAAGGCCTGGCCCCACTTATACAAGTTCCAGCTGCCATACCAGATCATGGCCGACTCTGGGGAGTTCATCCACCACACACAGCCCCTGCATCTCGCTGTACTGGGCAAAGGTCGCAGGGAATGCGAGGACTTAATGACAGACGTGCAGGACCATGACACTATCGACCCATTGGTGAAGATCGACAGGACCCACTTCGCGACTGCGTTGTACATGTGCTACCGGCATCTACTGTACAAGTATCCGTCGCCACCACACGAAGTGACTCTGTAAACTTCCTATCTGATCCTACCAGAGATCATTTCATTGAGATCATAAAGATTGGGTTCGCTTGAAATTTGTAAGTAAGCGCACACTTGGCACCAGCAGGCACCACCTGGATCCAATATATCCAATAAATGGAATTAACGCTGATAACGCACACATATGCACTTCAACATGTTTATCTGTTTTGAGCGGATACAACGCCCCCTGAGACCCAACCAAACACTCACACACACTCCACATACATACGACATAATATCCTGAAAGTTTGAAGTCAATCCGATAAGTAGAAGTGGGTGAGCCAGACTAGTGGCACAAGTGGTTGCCAATGGCAGTGATTATAGCCGTTACAAATTTTCTCAAATTTTTTGGAAGTAAAATGAAAACCAATGAGTATTGACCACATTTGTGTATACATGAAGTTCATGACTGTCCAAGTGGCGCCACTACTGGCAGGCACGCGCCCCACTCACATGGCACGTGACACCGACCACAAATATGATCAACAATAATCCAACTTGGTCGGACCCATAAACGTCTAATACACTTCGGACTTTCGGACCTTAGTCATAAAAACGTCTTAGACGCCCATTAGGTCCAACAAATTTCGATGATTTTTAATCACTTTTGTGATCGACCAAAAACATCTAAGACGGTCGTGCAATTGTTATGTGTGTATGGTTCTCAATTTACCTCTGATTCACGGGGTTATATATTCACTTATGGATATATCGTTTTTCTCCGTTGACTATGACGTATCTTCCGCCCCTGCTGCCTACATATACCGATCGTTTCCGGCCGGCATAGTGCACCTTTTTCTTGGTATGTCTGCTGGTGCTCTGGGCACGGAATGACAGGATGCTCGGGCGTTTGGGCACGCTTTTGGCTTTCGTGATGCGATCCTTGCGTTTCTTGCTGCGCACAGGACCGGAGACAGATGTCTCCTGGCGCTGGGGCTGTGGTTCGAGTTCGATTGGTTGCGTTGGGTCCATAACCAGACTATCGATAGGAATCTTCTCCTCCACAGGAGGCATTTCGTTCAGGATAGACGGTCTGACGTTCTCCTGGTACCCCGGGGCTATGGTTCCGTATAGTGGGTCATCATATTCGATGCCTTCCTCATACCACTCACGTGGATAATTATCCGTGAGTTCGATGCTGCGCTCTCTCTGTGCGTGTGAGTCCCACACAGGTACATCGTTAAACAATGGACCGCTAAGTTCGTTGGGTGGCAGCAACGTGTTCTGACGGCGACTTTCATGCACTTGTCGGGCCTGTTCTAATACTCCAGCAAATTGAAATGATGGTGGGTGTTCTTCCATGATGACAGAGTATGAATAGCGTTTACTGTGTGGTATATAAAAAATGTATTATAATTTTAATATTTATGATTCCGACAACATGAAGTCTTCGTAGCTTAGTTGGCAAAGCGTCCGGTTGTTAACCGGAAGATCGCTGGTTCGAGTCCAGCCGGAGACGTTACATTTTTGTTCCTGGTGCAAAACAACCGCGTTCGCTCAGGTGACCATGATAATGTCTTTACCGTCTGTGTGTTTGACCACTTTAACTTGTCTCATCCGCGGTGGCGTGGGGTTGGTGTTGTTCACAGAGTCGTACTTGAGCACCCAGAACACCAGCGGTGGGACGAATCTGAGTATGTTTTGCCTGTCACCAGGCTCTTCGCAGAACCTACTGAACCATGTGTGAAACATGTTCATTGCGATGTGGTTGCGACTATTCGCTCCAAACACGAATGCATAGTAGCGGGTGAACAGAGACAGCGGGAGCTCGAACTGTGCGATAAATTTGGTGTCATTGATGTCTCTGATGATCCTGCTGAGGATGTCTATTTCTCTTACTTCCCTGAGCCTGACTGCTGGGATCTCTTGTCGCACTACGTCTGCCATCTGATTGCGGAATGTGAGCAGCGCCGCGGCTGCCATTGGCCTCTTCCACACGAACAGGATACCATTTTGCTCGTTCTGAAGCTCCTTGTGTGGTTCTGTGCGTTGCGAATTGCGCTTGAGTGAGTCGAGGTTCCACCACTGCCCACCGGCGTCCGCTTTGACAGTGAACACGTGGTCTTTTGTGAGCACCATAAACGCGTTGACATTGGGGTCGATGAACGCAGTGATCTCTTTGATCTTGCACTCTTCCATGGTACGTTTGTGTGAGAACGGGGCTATGTATAACGTCGTGACGTCGTATTTACCCAGCACAAAGCTCATAATGTGCTCTTGGTTGCTGTGGATGGAGTCGAAGTCCGTGGGTTTGGGTAGGTTGGGGTACTTTTCCTCGAACTGTTTGCACTCCGCAATGAACTCCCCTTCATTGTACTCGCGTCGGCCGATTACTGAGTTCAAAGCATGCATCCTACACAGCTGGTCCTTCTGTCGCTCGTGGTACGGGAACTGTTGCATCTTGCGTCGACTACAAGTCGATTGATGTGCGTATGTGTGTCGGTATGTGTGTGTATTTTATCTTTGTATATACAAAGAAATTTGGGTATATCAGACGAACACCGTCAGAAAAAGCGGTTTATACAAGGATCATGCAGAAGAGGCGACCGAAGGAAGGAAGTAGCAAGCGTGTGTTGAGTCGTCGCGAGAGACAGCACCTGGAGTCCAGGTTGGTGCATCAGAAGTTTGTGACACAACTCGGTCTACAAATAAAGGACATGAACGAGGACCAGTACGGTACAGATATGGTGTATGAGGAGAAAGGTGATTGTATCAACGACCACGAGAAGACCCAACAGACCGACACGACCAAAACCGGCTCAATGAGTTAGAACGGCCAGCCCTCGGCCGCCACAAGCAGTGACAAAAGCACGACCGCCTTAAGGACGAAGTGGTTGTCAATATCAAAAAACTGGTTAGTCATGGGTGTGTCGATGGCGAACAGGGCGTGTGTGGCGATTGAGATGGGTAACACTGCTGCTGCTCCTCTGTAGGCCGGGAACCCTGCATAATGTGCGGTCAAGGCGATCGGCACAGCCGATACGACAAAGTCTACGACCGCGAAGTCGAAGAGACGGAACCAGTCTCTGATATTTTGTAGCGTGGACATCACCGTTGACTGGTTCGGTGTTGATGCCATGGTGTGTGAGTGTGTGTGGGTTGGTTGGCTTGTATGTGTACGTCTGTATTTATTCCTTTGTACATATATAAAACACGCGGTGTTTGTGTTTTTGCTGACACATAACCTACCGCACACTCAACACTCTAATATGAAAGAAGACCAGCTAGTGTTTACATGCCCGGATAGAGAGTACTTAAGCAGTATCAACGGCAAGACAGGGGCTTTTGTTGACGCTGTGGGGGGCACCTGCAGCGGCGGGCAGCAGGGTCCGCAGGTGGGGCAGTCTGACGGTCAAAGCTTCACACGTGTGTGTCCAATGGGCTTCTCTGGGCAGATTGCTGTGCATGACTTCGGTCGGTTCGTGGGCACACGCCTGCACTGCTCACAGTCTGTGGACGATCTGCGCCCCACGGGTCGGGTATTCGGAGAAGAAGACATTCAGCAGTGTCCCATGGGGCAGGTGGCAGTGGGGTACAACGGTCGCATGGACCAGTACGAACCTTCCAGGATCTCTGAGTTCAGCCTGAAGTGTGGGCCGGCTCCGCAGATGAAGGGTAGTGATGTGCGTAGCATAGACTTTTCACATCCATTCGAAGTGGACATCATCGAAGACGCCCCTTACCTGCGCACTACACAGACGCGTGAGACTATAAGTTCACAGAAAGCGCATGAAATGCGCAACGAGAACACTGAGATCGAAGACGACCGCATCGTCGCCGAGAGACTGCAGGGGACTGGCGGCAAGCTACTGGCGTCTGTGCTGCAGCGCAACGAGGACCTGGCCGATTCTGTCGGTGTTTCTTTTTACGTACCACCTGTGGTCATAGGATTTGGCCTTCTTTGGTACATGAACAACAGAAACTAGTAACCTGACGCGACCGGCCATGCATACACATACACACGCACACACAAATCCAGTGGTTCCGGATGCAAACTTTTTATAGATCCCATGAGGCAAACAACGCATGAGCACGAGCATAAACATGAGTTTGTCACAGAGAGACTGGTTAGTGCTCGGTGCGGCCATAACAGCGTCTGTGTGGTTCATGCAGAAGAGTAAGTCCTGGGCCGTAGCGCCCCCGTCACCAGCGGTGGACCCAGAGGAAGCCAAGAAAGCGGTGTTCGAAGCCCCACCGGTGATCGTGGCCAGACCCATGGACCGTCGGCTGGACCAGGTGGAAGCCGTGGCTCGCACGAGCTTCGACATGCCTATCAGGTCACGTGATGACGCCAACGCCGGTGTGACAACCACCTACACTGACCCGAACGCCATGCCTGCGTGGCGACAGTCCCCTCGCAGGGTGATTCCCCCTGATGTGCTGGATGAAATGCGACGAATGCAACAGCACGGATACATACACACCCTGGGTCTGCCAGAGATCCAGTCAGCGAGCAACAGACCTACATTCACACACCCCAAGACAGTGGAAGATTTGGATTCCTACGGTGGGTCCCTCGGAGCTTTCCTGGTATGATGCACATTCGATCACGGGTATGCGGAGGCACGAAGAAGCGATTGGTGAGTTAGTAGAATGGTAAACGCATGTTGAGTCGCAGAGAGTTGATAGCAAATCAAATGTCATCTAAATAAAAATGTGATACACATGTTACACATGCATGGGTAATACAGATAGTTCATGTCGGCTCATTGATGCCCGCGACGCGTACGAGAAAGTATGCACCGGGGACATCTGCCACGACACTGTGGATAACATCAAAGCCGTATACACTAAACGACAACGTCCACAAGAATTACACTTTTCTGACTTGTGGATATCGAACGATGTGGCCACAAACCTACACAGCTTGACAGAAGCATGGGGTTACTTTAACAGGGCTTTCAAATCGGAGAGCACTGACCGATTGTTCATCATCCACTTCAGAAGAGACACCGTAGAAGTGGGCAATGACTACCACAGTATGGCGATTCAACAATGTGGCGATGAAGCGATGATCTACCAGTCGTGGTTCAACACATACTCTTTGGGTCAGTGGATGCACTGTGACAAAAACAAGTCTATTGCAAAAGAAGCGTGTAGTGCTTTTGGAAACAGTAAGGTATTGAAGGTGCATCAAGTGGAGCAATTCATCACAAAGGTGCTGCGAGTGGCCTTTCCTCTTGACTGGGGTACACACGAGTCCAAGATGCTCTTTGGTACTAATATCAATTACGATGTCACCGATCTCGGCATGTTTCTAACAGTTGAACAGTTTTCCAACAATGATGTAAAGAATGAGTAAGAATGGAATGTCTCAACTTTTTTTTGTTGTCCCTTGAATAAACACAAACCAGGAGTGATCCTAAACTGCTGAACATAAAGTCACTATGTCCAGCGCAACTATCACCCAACTTAGTGTCCTCGGAAAGCAGGATGTGGAGACTACCATCTCTCCGCAACTGACTTTCTGGAAGTCAACCTTCAAGCGCCATACCGACTTCGCCATGGAGCCCAAGGCCATTGAGTTCCAGGGGCAGACCGGTTACGGCAAGACCTCACAGGCTCTGTTGCCGCGTAATGGTGACTTGGTAGCCAAGCTGTGGCTTGTCCTTGATATCGGCCAGCTGGACAGCGGTAACGGTGGTGCTCGATTTGTCGAGGACCTCGGCCGTGCCATTTTCGAAGAGATTAAGCTTGAGATCGGTTCCGTTATCTATGACCGTATGTTTCCCGAGTTGGAGCATGCCTGGGAAGAGCTCACCACTCTGACCGAACGTCAGTTGGGCCGTCTGACGGGCAAGTCTAATTCTGTGGCCGAGCTCACCGACTGGGCCAAGACCGACCAGCTTCTGTACATCCCTATTAATTTCTTCTTTACCACCGACTACGGTAGTGCTCTGCCCGTCGTGGCCCTACACCTCACGGACGTGAAAATCAGCGTCAAGGTGAAGGCCAAGGCCGATGTCATCGTGACCACCGGCGCCCCGTACACCATCACGGCCAACGATGCCATTATCAATGACATGTACCTAATGGCTGAGACCGTGTACCTCGGTGACGCCGAGCGTGACTGGTTCGCTGACACCCAGCAGAAATACGTAATCACGCAAAATCAGTTCCTGGGCAAGACGACCGTCCTGGCCGGCAAGACCCGCGAGTCCATCCAGCTCACGTTCAACCACCCTTGCAAGGAGCTTATTGTGGTGTCCCGCAAGGCCTCCAACAGCACCGCCAAGAACTACTTCAACTTCTCCGGTGAGGAGACTGGTAAGTTCTCCGGTGAGGCGTTCAAGACCATGCTGGTCAAGCTCAACGGTAACGATCGTTTCGAAAAGCGCGACCCTCTGTACTTCCGCGTTGTGCAGAACAAGTGCCACCATTCTCGCATCCCCAAAAAGCACATCTATACATACTCCTTCGCCCTGTGGCCCGAGGACCCCAACCCCTCCGGTTCGCTCAATATGTCTCGCGTGGACAACACACACGTCGAGTTCGAATACACTCAGCCCCTGGCAGAGTCCTTGGATGTGTTCATCTTCACCAGAAACATCAACGTCTCCACCATTGGCAGTGGTGTCATGCTCCTGCGATTCGCTTCCTAAGTGGCGCTGTATTGCCATGTGTGTGTAGTATGTCATATCGATGTCTCCTCTGGCCGCCGAAGTGTAAAGAGCACTCACCGAGTTCTTTCTCTTGATGGATCGCTGTTTGAAGAAGCGGGTGTGTTTCAGCACGTAGTCACTGACAATAGCAGTAGCATCGCAGAGTACGTGTTATATCGTCATTGTTGTCACAAACAAATATTTAGAGTTTCCTGTGCATCGTCCGACCCATTCATCACTAAAACAACTTACACTCAATCAAAACCTGTGTGTATTTATATATTTATTTACTCAATTATTAGCTTACTAACACATGTGTTTAGTGAGTCTCTGCATCCGGTTGGTTAGCATTTGCAGCACGCCGTACACATTGAAAGTCAACACCATCATTGTTCGCATACTCACACTCACACACGCTTCAACCTGATTTATTGAATTAACAATTGAGTCGTATAAAAGATATAAAGTTTATTACACACACACATATATACACACAGAAGTCGTTGTCTTATTCAGCATAGCACCACTGACAGGTTCTCCACGAAATGTTTCGTCAACACGAACCACAGACCGAGGCACGCACCGTTGAACATCCATTTCGCGCCTTGCCGTAGTAACATTCGGCGGTTGTATGTGTCAGTGATAACACCAACTGTCTCTGGACAGAGGTCGGGGCCAATGGTGGGCGACGGCGGCGGTGATCGCGGGTCGTGGGATACGTATCCTTCGCCAATAGGTGTGTTTGACTCTTCGTCTTGTACATCAATCTTCACATCGTCTCGCTCCATCCCGTCTTCGCTGATGTAGTCTTCCACCAGTTCCGTGGACAGTGACAGCTTTTTCCGCTTCTTGTTTGGTGGTGTCACACGCGTCCACGCCACATGATCCGTCGTGCTATAATCGTCTGTCATTACCGCTCTTACTAGCGTGGGGTATAAAATAGTATAGTTTATATTGACACACAAACACACTACATGCGCTGGACGAAATGTACGTCTCTGGCGGCCGCATTGAGTTGTGTATATTCAACGGGATTGAAAGGCTTAGCTTGCTTCAATTTGTCCTCGATTCCCTGGTAGTAGCCCAGGTTGGCAATGACGGATCTGTCGCGGATGTTGGTGTCTTGTCCGAGGCGGTTGTATGTACCAGGGCGATGAGGCTGGCGCAGGTAGCGCGAGTAGGTATACTGTCCTCTGACTAGACCATCTAACAGCTGTGTGTACGCCAACACGACTCTCTCGTTGATCTGCTGTACCTTGCGCTTGATACGGTCTGTTTCACTGTTGTGTATGTTCTCTTCCAGACCCATCGCTTCGTAGTACTTGAGCATCGTGGCCTGTATATCGCCGAACCCCACACCAGGCTGTCTCTGCCTGAAATGAGACTTGATGTGCTCGATGTTCTGGGTGGAGAAGAACAACCAGCCGACAGGGAACTGTTTGCTGGTGATCCGGTTGTCACTCTTTGTACGTGCGTCGTTACCGAAGCTCCGCAGAGTGTCCCCCCGATCCACCACATACATGAACATAGAGTCAGGAGGTGACGGGGTGTTTACGTAACCCCCGATATTGGCTTGGTTGACAAACGGATTGCGTTTGCTTCGAAACATCACAGTAACTGAAATAACACAGCCAATTAACTTCAGCTTCTCCAAGTTAGTTTGATTGTTATATAACGTTTTTTATTCAAATGCATAGACACACACGCACACACTACAAGTCCAGTCTGGCAGGGATATCCGATGGACCGTTGTACACGAGAGTACATAGTCGAGTCCTGGTGTAGTTCCGCATGTGCTCGGCACAAAGTGTGATTTTTGTATCATTCATCGATGGGTCGCCACGCGACGTGATACGTGCCTCCAGGTTGAACGATTCCATATACCCAACGTACACTTGGCACGAGTAGACCATATTGTCTATGCTGATGCTGCCGTGCTTCTTCTCTCTGTTCGACATCATCTCGTCCCACGCCACCTGCAGAGATGCCCGCGGGATACACGCCACCATCAAGCCAGTTCTGCCATGTAGCTGGGTCGACACCAAAATCGTCCCAGCCGGATGAGTCGATTCTATATTCGATGTGCTGATGATAAGATCCGCTAGCTGCTCCAGCGTTCTCGTGTCCGGCTTCGGCTTCGGCTTCGGCTTCTGATCTTGTTCCATCAGTGTGTGTGTATGTGTCTGTGCCTGTGTCTGTGTCTGTGTATGTGTCAGGGTCAGGGTCAGATTGTGCTTGATCTTGCTCCTGCTGTTGGCTATCCGTTCCCGGCCCGAAGACGGTACATTCATGCTGAGTATCAAGTTCCGGGTCGTCTTGTTGGTTTTCTCGCGCTTGGTCGTATTGGATAACCGTCGGGGGGTGCACGACAACCTCAGGGCCAGCTGCAACTGGTTCCCCTGCATTCTCCTCTTCCCACGGTCTGTATTGTGTGAAGTAGTCAGAGTAGATGCCACATGCAGTGGAAACTTGGCATTGCACATCGTCTGCTCCGGTGAATTCTTTGATGGGCAATGCGACGAGGATCCACTTGTGTTCTTCGGACTGTGCATCTTGCATGAACTGTGTTGCGCTCTTGGTTTGTGTATTGAAATCTAGAGTGAGCGCTGTAGCGGTTTTGAATTTTGCCTCGAAATGTGTAATCGGTACCGCCTGGTGCCACCTGGTGCCGCTGATCAAATTTGAAGGCAAATTTCAAACAACAGCCGCCCCCAGCACTCACATTTCAATCGTTCTCGAACGACCACTCAATACAACACAACTCTACCCTGCTGAATATATGTCTTCCGAACCCACCGTGCACGTCGGAGCCGATAAGAATGAGTGTTTGGTGCACTTCCAGACTTTGCAGAGTGTGAAGCTGCGCACTCTGTTCGAAACACTCAACCCGCTGTTGGTCGATGCGAACCTGGTGTTCGACAAAGACGGGTTGTACCTGAGCGAGGTGGCCAGCAACATGCTCGTGAACTTCGCCATTACCAACATTGACGACTACTACTGCCCCAAGCGCATCGTCGTCGGTGTTAATCTGTCCCTGATATTCACGATCATCAAGAATGTTACCCAGGACGACGTCATATGCCTGCAGATCACCAAATCTGGTATGCAGAAGGCACTGTCGGAGATGCACCTGTACACGATTAGCGAGAATGGGTGCAATAGGGCCAACATCAAACTGATGACAATCGAAGAGATGTTCTATGAGCCCCCGGAGAAGAAGTTCGATACCATTGTCACCCTGGCAACGTCACAGCTACAGCGCATCTTCCGCAACCACGAGAAGTGTGGCGATTACATGCAAGTGCTGTGTGAAAAGGACAAGAAGTCCGATGACAACACCATTTACTTCATCACAAAGGGGGACGACTACGACTTCTTGACCAAAGTGAGCACGAGCGACAGTATCATCGAGGACGACGGCAATGCGACCTCGCTCAGGCGCGCGTCGGACAAGCCTGAGATGTACAAACTCAGGTTCCTGACCCTCATCGCCAAGGCCACGAACTTGTCACCCACAGTCAACCTGTATCTGGCAAAGGACTACCCACTGATTCTGCGCTACCAGATCGGCACTCTTGGGTTCGTGATGTTTGCTTTGGCTGCCAACGTCGACGAGAGTGACGTGCGGTTGGGATCAGACGAACTTAAAGGCTTGGTTGACGCCAACACAATCATGGCGAGTACCACCACCAGCAGTAGTAGCTCATCTGACTCTAACAGCAGCAAGCGGAGGAGCGATGCGGAGGAGCCAAAGCGCAAGCAGAAGACCGGTCTGGTCAAGCGTCAGAAGAAGTGACATGTATACAGACAGAGCCAAGCTCAATAAAATTGTTAATTCACGCATAATAATTGTGTTGTTAATTCAGTAACTTCCTTGGTTGCAGTTAAACTGGGCTCAGTTACATTAATTTATGCTCGTAGTCAAGTTAAATTAAGCCAGTTATGATGATGAGCCAAGAACAACAGGATGACAGCGAGGAAGACAAGCAAGAGATATTTAAATTTGACCCTGAACTACAGCTCCCGGAGTACGGGGTAATTGTATTTACGGGTCGCAGTGGTTCGGGTAAAACAGTTTGTATTTTGGATATTCTAAGTTTCTACAAGGACCGCATCGACCAGCCTATTGTCATGTGTGGCTCCAAAGACACGTGCAAGGATTACGCAAAACACATCCCTGCCTCATTCGTGTGGAACGGCTTCTTCCCGGATAGACTCAAGACGATGTACGAGAAACAGGAGAGAAACGTAGAGATGGGTAAAGACAACGTGCTGCTCATCATCCTGGATGATTTGGCGTACCTAAAGAGGAGCCTGAACAAAGACCAAACCATTAACAGGATCCTGTACAACGGCCGCCACGCGCACATCATCATGTTCATTGCCATGCAGTACTGCAAGGACATCACCCCCGACCTGCGGCAACAAGTGAAGTTGATATTTGCATGCTCAGAGAAGAACCCACAGAACCGCGAGAGACTCTACACTGCGTTCAACCCAGTGTTTCGCAACTTCAATGACTTCGACAAGTGCATGCAGGCGTGTACAAATAACCACGAGGTGTTCGTCCTCAACAACCAACACACGTCGTCCAGTGCAATCAGTGACAACGTCAACTACTACAAGGCCAAACTCAACCGCAAGTATCTGGTCAACGAATGTGGTCCCATCTGGGGCTACCACCGGCGCAAGTATGACAAACACCACTACCTGCGAACTGACAAAGAGCGCGAGGAGTTTAAGCAGCAGCAGGAGAAAAAGAAAAGGAATAAATCGACAACCAAAAAGGGTGGCTCGTTGATCGACACAGCCATTGTGAAGCGCGGCAAGAAGAGCACTAAACCCAAGAGCAGTGGCAGCAGCATATGCAAGACTTCAAATGGTGGCGGTAAACGGAGCGACGTCTACCCATACGCTAAATTGAAATGAATGATTGAATAAGTAAAATTCCAGATTCACTTGAACTCAGTTGTACACATGCAATTACTGTTTTAATCAGCGATGAATGGTCTTTGTGCAGTTGCACGTTTGATGATGTCTTCTACATCGATATCGATGTTTTCGCATGTATTGCAATGTGCTTGTTCAGCATCTCTCTGTTTCTTTGGCGGTACGATGACTCTCTCCACTTGTGGATGTTTTGATGGATCGAGGCCACAGCACATGAATAGAGGGATCATAGGCAGTTCGTCCTTTTCGAAGAACTTGACCACGAACCCCACGTACTCTGCGACTGCCATCCAGATATGTCTGTACTTCGTGTAATTGGCGCCCTTGTTATCAACGTGCTTCTGGTGCAAGTTCATAAACACTTTATCGATGATACACAGAGCTTCCTTCATCGCGCATGGTGATTTTTGTAGTCTCTGTGTTACACACATGTCAACTTGTACTAGGTATGTGCCCTCCTGGGCATACACGAGGTGGGCCTGGGTGCCGTACACCGCGCCGATAATTATGTTTTTCAGGTCTGCTGGGGATGGGATGCCTATCGCGCATGTATTGTCGTTTTTGCACTTACCAGGGTGTGAGTGCCAGTCAATGAGTCCTCTGGGGAGTTTGATGAAGTTGTACCCACCAGTTGTGCTTTGTCCCTCCGACACAGTCTTCTGCTCGAAGTCGATAACAGTATTCCCGCCATGTTCTGTCATCGTCCAGATGGCCTTGCGGGATCGTTTGTGAAACTCTTCGTCAAGAGCGAACAGTACATCACACGTATTGTCTGGTCTCTTTGTGCCGGTAGATGCACAATCGATGCATGACACAGTACGATTGAAATGATGTTCTCTCTGCATACTAGACACGGCACGTCTCGATGTGTGTGTGCTTATGTATTTGGTCTAGTACTGCTACTTTAAAACGGTTGCATGTGTGTGTGTGTGAGACCACATCAGAAGCTCTCGGGTGGCAGGACGTCGTTTAGTGTCATGGCACTAGCATCGAACGCCATATCACTGATGGTATCAGATCTACCCATCGGAATCAGGCCGTTGTGCCACGCAAGCACAAGGGCCGCTGCGGCGGCGGCGGCCGTCTCCGGGGTGAAGTACTCGTTCGCCAGGGTACCACTCTCGTTGTACATCACGGCTGGTCTGTACGTGCTGGTACTATACCAAGTAACCCCAAACGCCAGGGCAGCCTGAAAGTAGGTGTCACCGAGAAGACCGGTAATGAATACAGACATGATTCTGATGTGAGTTGGTGTTGTTAGCACTGGATTTGTTTATTACCAAACATAATATTTCTAGTGTCCACGACACGCAAAACTTAAACCCGTCGCATTCTGCGGCGGGACACACGCCCACCAGAAGCCTTTTTTGATTGTGCCCGTGGTATGTGTTTCTTCTGATGCTTGGCATCTGCCTGTTCAGCAAATCTCACCGATTTGGTGTTGCCGCCGCTGTCACTGTCGTCGTCTGAACCACTAGACGACTCGTCACTGTTGTTATCTGACGCGGTGATCTCGCTGGCATCCGATCCGTCTGTGGACATATATTCTAGATCATCTCCTTTACCGAATCCCATGTCATCCACAAGATAACTACTCTCTATCGGTTGTGTTTGCTGCTGCTGGGGCTCTCCTGGTTTGATGCTCGCATCCGGTGCTATGGCGCTGGTGTTGGCGATGCCGGTACTGGTCGAGTCTTCTGTACTCTGCAGGTGCTCGGCCTTAATGGTTTCACTCAGGTATGTGTCACAGATCTCGTCGTGTGGAAGCATGTCGGTCACGGCGTTCATAACACTATCAAATATGATCTTAGTTATGTTTCTAGACTTAGCAGACGCGTCCTTCTCTGATTCATTATCAGATTTCCGTATAAGCGATGGGTAAGTGAAAAGGTGTCTCGCGACGAGACTCAACACTCTGTGTGTGTAGGCCTCCACCGACGGAACGGCGACCACAATCTCCTCGTCTGCCCGTGACTTGGGTCTGACGCTCGCCATGATCATACTCCTGGCAACGAAGATGATCTTCAGTACCTTGGCAAACCGAAACTTTTTGTTGATACGCTCAGTGATGTATGCCACTTCTCTGTCGACCTCGTCTGTGTTGAACTTTGGGATTTTCCGGAGCTCTTCCTGTAGAAGCCGCAGGTCTCGACAGTTCCGGGAATGTGATTCGCTTTGTTTGGCTGTGTTCAGTGCTTTGGTGTACATGCTGGAGAAGTACTGATGGATTGGTGACAGGAGGTGGTACGTGAGCTGACTGTTGTACTCGCGCAATGAGGCCTCGAGCAAAGTGACGTTGACATCATTGCCCTTGAACTTGCTCCGCTTCAATAGTTTGTTCGCAGTCTGTTTGGAATTGTCGCTGATCTCGACTGTTTGTTGCATTGTGTCCATGTTGTTTGTGTGTTTAGCTCGAACTCACCGACACACTGACTCGTGACTTTACTGTGCAGTGATACTTTTAATTAGTTCACTTCGGCGCATTCATCAGCGATGGCGAACCATGGCGTGATAGTACCCTTCCTCACCGCGCTTGACAGTGACGCGCATGATCATCTTGTCGACCACGAGGTGGAACAGCCCCAGACCAGCCACGACCATTGCGTTGTCGGTGAGTGTTTGCTGCAGCGACACCGGTCTGTCTAGGACAAAGTTGCGAATTGCCCACTGAGCAAATGCGATTGTAGTGAATCTCAGCGCCGAATCAGCTGTCTCTTTCAGCTCCGCTGGCACTTCAATAAGACGAACCATATTGTTTGCAAATGGAAGGTTGCTAGAATGTAGTGGTCTGGTTTGGCAAGAGCACAAGAAAATTAAAATCGATTAACGTGACTTGGGAAATCTTTGATTGAAAACATAATTTATGAAGGATTGTGTATGTGTTTAAGAGTTTAAGACTAGTGTACTCTACTTCTTCTTTCTGGACTTGGTGGTCTTCTTCTTCTTGGTCGACTTCTTGGTCGACTTCTTGGTCGACTTCTTGGTCGACTTCTTGGTCGACTTCTTGGTCGACTTCTTGGTATTAGACTTCTTGGTCGACTTCTTGGTCTTGGCCGCCTTGTGACGAGCGTTGTTCTTGCGAACCTGTTCGGCCGTGAGACGCACCCAGCCAGACTTGCGCTTCATGTACATTTTGTTGCCCTTCTTGTACACAGCCCTGGAGCGCCCTTTGAGACCGTAGAAAACGGACCGAGTCTTGATGTACTTGTCATTGGGCTTGGTGGAGGACGACTTGGAAGACTTCTTCTTCTTGCCCTTCTTTTTCGTATTGGCCCCGAACAGTTCGCTATGGTCAAGCATTTGTGCTCCGTACATTTCCATGTCGTCCAAGGTCATGGCGCGAGCGTCAAAATTCACCGCACCCTGTCCGGCGAAAGGCTTGGTACCCGTGGCGTCACCGAAACGCGCGCGCTGCATGGCACCGAACATCTCGCGCTCCGACAAAGTCATGGCGCCGAACCCTGGCATGCCGTCCTCGCAGTGTGAACGGTCAACATCAACCAGAGAAGTGTTCACGAACTTCTGGCCGCGGCTATTGGTGATCAGGGCCTTACCGGTGGGAACACGTTTGCCGTCATAGCCCACATACACCGGCCCCATACCCGGCGGACAGGCTAAGTTTGACCCCTTGTTCAGACCACGGTTGCGGTTGAACACCATATCAAGAGCACTACCGGAAGTCAGACCCAATGTGGTTGATGCACGAGCGCGTGTGTAGAGCTTCTGCAGCTTGTGATAAGCGGCGTTCATACGCTGGTGCACACCAGACTTACGATAGGCCTTGGCCAAACGCGGGGAAGCTCGAATGGCACCGTTTGAGGTTGACATCTTCGCGTATATGTCGGTCATTTTTTGTGCGGTTCCTGCAGCACCGTTTGCACCTACCGGAATAATGCCAATTGCCCCGTAATTGTGGAAAATTTCGGTTTTCGGTTTTCCGCCTCCAGGCCCTTTGGCCTTATCCTCCCACACATCATCGTTTAACCCCACAATGCCAGATTCCTGTTCCGTCAGGGGCACATTTGTTTGCCCAACCCAACCAATGATGGGGTTCTTCGCATGACCCTTCAGCTTCTTTGGATGAATTAATGTCTGTGTGTGTTCCTGTACGCTATTAATCCACATACCAGAACGATCAACGCCAGACAACGAGCCAGTGGAAATGTACAGTTTGAACAGACCCTGCCCGAGAGCAGTGAGCGAGTTGAGGATCGGGTACGAGAGCACATATGCTTCGTCGGTCGCCAGGTGTGCCTCGTCCTTCGCGGCATTTTTACCCGTACTATAATCAAACCAAGTCTTCGAGCCCAACTGTTGACCCTGTGTTGCATCCCCCCCGGTTTTTGACTCCAGTGGCGGCCTGTCATGCCAGAACCAGGGGCGGAAGTCGGCGGCGAGGATCTGTGAGTCGAGGTATTGGCGGTTAGCAGCGTCTCCGAGATCATCCATGTTGGCCACGGCCACCTCGAGTGCCCTGACTTGACTAAGTACATAGTCCATGGTCAAGACGAAGTCGTAAAACTGCGCAAAGTGATAACCCTTCGCACCATCACCTTGCAGCATCTCCCTGGGCATCCGCGATGCTAGGATCTGCGCTTCACGTCCATCGAACCTCAAAGAAGCCACAGGGACACCGATGTACTTGGACAGGAGATTGAGCTCATTCCTGTTCAAGTACTCTTTGGCTACCTTGTTGATAAGCGATTGGTCCGCCGGACGGCGGTTGGATACATGCGTTCCAACAACAGACATAGTCGTTGCGTGTGTAGTTACTAAATTCCAGTGGAGTATCCTCCAGTCGAAAGTGTTTAATCATAGCACAACAAAAAAAAAGCAAAATTCGACACACGAGCTAGGGTTTAAGTCTTAGCTGCTTCTTCTGTGCTTCTCGCAGCCACGACTTCACTCGCTCAGTTTTGTTGTTTGTCTTGTTCTTCCTGTACACCCACACGAACAACCCACCACTACCCCCGCGCTGCACTCGACGCCCCTTCTTGTCCACCCAGTTGGTCCTGCCTGGTTTCGCACTCTCCGTCTTGGCTCCATACAGTGCACCCATGAAGTTATCCCGGGCAATCAGGTCAGAAAGATCCACCGTCTCCGGCTGTTCGATGGTATTTGCCTGGAAATGATCGGCAATCTGTCCGTCTACAGCTTCGGGGGGTGGTGGTTGCGTAGGTGCGAACGTCAATGGTACGCCCTCGGCAATCTGTCCGTCTACAGGTTTGGGGAATGATGCCCCCTGAACGCCGCCATGTGAAAATGAGTCAGTATTGCCATCATAGATTTCGGCCTGACCCCGTTTCACGTCAACCGGGATGGGATCAAAACACGTGCTGAGGTTCATGCTGACATCTGGAGAGTAATAACGCTGCCCGTCGTCCCCGACAAAGATGGCTTCCGTTGTCGTCATCTTCTTGCCATTGAAGTCTCTGAACTGCATCACTTGTCCTTCGCCGCACTGGAACGCATTCAGGCGACTCACACCGCGACTCCTGTTCTGCATGTACTGCAACGGGTCAGCAGTTGTCAGACCCAGCGACGTCTTTTCGTCTTTGTTGGCGAACTGCTTCCGCAGATTCATGTACTTCTCCACGATGAGCTGGCTCACACCAGACTGGTTAAATGCCTTCGCCAGACGCGGGCATACGAAAATTGGATGGTACCTCAACGTCTCCATGACGTCATGGGCCCATGAAATCGAGAAGTCCTTCATCTCTTTGTCCGCGTGGGTTTGTGGTGGCATACCAGACTCGCGTTTACCAGACATTTGGTCCATGGTCGCTTCAGGAGATGATTCAAGTGATGTTATCTTATCATCCTTATCTCTTTTCACATCACTCAACACCCAGATACGCTTGCCAATTGCGCCACCAAGCTCTCTGAACTTATGAGGCTCGAGTTTGGAACGTTGAAGAAAGTCCTCTTCGGTGTTGTATATGTTGTACATCCGGGCCAGTTCATCTTTGTTATTCAGGTTGGCCCTGTGCATCATGCCATGGAAATTCGCCGGGTATCCCCTGATGTTCGTGTACTTGGGAATGATGAGCACCTCCGAGCCTTGTTTGTAGTTTTCTTCGCCAACTGGGTATGCACTATCGCTAGCAAACGCATTGATCCACGCCCCGATTGGGATGCGAGCGTTCATCAGTGAAATCTTTGCTTTTTTCTTTGTATCAATTTTGAACATGTGGGCGTTGACGAGGTGAACAGTGAAAAGTCCCTGGCCAAGCGCGCATATGGCGTTCATCAGTGGCACCTCCAAGATCTCAGCTTCTTCTGTACACTTTTCGTACGAAGTCTTTTCTCTCACATTTTTGACATCACCATCCTTTGATGTTTTGTTGAGAATAAGTTCTTTTGGGTCGTAAACGGTGGTTTCACCAATGGCGATGCCAATTAACTCTTCTGGGTTACTGGGGGTACCGATCTTGCGTAACTGATCAACGAACGGCCATGGGCGGAATGATGGGTGCATGATGCTCTGGCGCAACAGATCGCGGTTGGAGCCGTGGCCCAGGTTGTCCATATTAACGACTTGGATCTCGAGCCCGCGGATCTGTGACATGACGTCGTCGATTGTGAGCAAGAAATCATACAGCTGCAGGAATGGGAATCCGGCGTGCTCGTTGCTCAAAGAGGTGCCGGTGCCTTGCACAAAGTTCAACACCGACCTGGTCCTGAGTATCTGTGCTTCTTCCGCGTCGAACTTGAGCTCGGAGTATGTAATCTTTTTTGTTTTTAAACTCAACAGAGACATCAAATTTTCTCTTTCCTGCCCGGTGAGAAACGCATTGGCTACTCTATCAATAAGATGCTGATCGCCACCTTGGCGGTTGGACACAAAACGCCCTATAACAGTCCCTGTCGTATCATACGCGCGATCTGGGTTGCTGACTGCTGCGGCTGGTCGCATGGGCGCAAGGACCTGCGGCTGTAGGGATCTGCTACCGACCACTGACATCATGGTGTATTGAAGTGGATGTGAATTCGAGTGGTTGTCGTGATAATAACACGAGTATTAAGCATAGAATGACAGTTTTTATTTGAGATCTGTATATTTCACCATTCACTTTCCTGTGCGCCTTCGTCTGAACAGTGACCGCCCCGTCCATACTCTGGGTCCTCCCAGTCTACATCGCTGTAGCTATCGCCGTCGTCATCTAACTCGGCAAACTCCTCTTGCTCGAAGGGCCGCATACAGTACTCATCGTCACTGTCCATCTCCTCTACACTTTCCTGTTTCTCTTTGGCAGCGGCAGTAATGTCCTGTTCAAGAGGATCTGGGTCTACATCGAGTTTGACCCCGAACATCGAGCTGGTCAGTACGTTGCCCACGGTTGAGATGTACTTCCAGTTGAGCTCGGAGCAGATGAGCTTCCAGTATTTGTCTTGTTCCACGAGCAGCTTGTCGGACTTGAGCAGCGTGAATGCGTGTAAATACTCACTCCACCCGTTCAGTTGACATAGCTTGAAAGCTGCCACAGGGTAGCTCATGAAGTTCCGGCGGCTCTTGCGCACGCGTGATTTGATCTTCTCGTAGACTGGCTCGGCTTGAAGAAACATGAAGCACAGCTTCTCTTCGCGTTCCGGGGGTATACTGATAGGCGTGAACTTCGGGTTGAGCACCATAGTGAGCACGACCACTATCTCGTAGTGCTCGCTCTTATTCAATTTCTTCAGCTTCTTGCGGACCAGCTTGGGGTGGATATCATCAACTTTCGTGTGGCACTTGAAGAACTCGTGGCGCAGGAGCTTGGTTAGCTCGGGTGCGGGTGGCACGTTGCTCTTGCCCTGCACCTGTCGCACGAAGTCTCGAAAGTGGTTGATGCGACGATACGTGTATTTCCTCGACACACTGCTCGCCCGGATGTCATCGTACGACATGTGAGATGTCGTGTTGGCGATGTAGTGTGAGCGTGAGTAGCCACAGCCGCTGGAGCAGATCATGGCGTGCTGCACGCTGTCGTGGATAAGATCAGACTTGCATTCAGGGCATTGCTTCTCTTTGATCTGTGCATCCTGGTAGCGACGAGTCTTATCATCATTGGTAATCATATCCGGCCGGAACTTGTTGATGTATAGGCTGGTGAGCTCGTTGGACTCCGCACACATCCTCTGTCGCAGATTGATCATCTTTGCTCGGAGCTCCTTCTTATGCGCTTGCAAATGGTCACCGGTAGCATTCTGTTCAACCTTCGTCAGTTCAGCGTTGATCAACATCTCCTCTTCCTGGAATCTGGCCTTGATACTGTGGTGTTCGTTGAGCATTGGTGCCACCTCCAGGAGGTAGTTGGTCAAGGCTATGTTGTTTCGTGTGGACTTCATGTCGAACGTGAGCTGGTCGATGTGACTCGTCTGATCGGTGACATCCCTCTTCAGTTTGCGGATGTCCATGATCCTCTGTCGGCGTTCGGCTGGCATGTCTGCCAGCTTCTGCGGGACTTTCGACACGTGTTTGCGCTTGCGCCCTCGTTTCTTCTGTATTGGTATCCCCAGGAGCAACGAATTATGTTCTTTTTCCTTGACCTGACGCAGCTCATCGGCAATGATCTCTGCGTCCTTCCGTTTGGCTTCGGCTTCATGTTCCTCCAACTTCTTGATCCTCACCATTCGTGTGGAAATCGCGAGTTTGGTGAGCTTGATCTCACTCTCCAGCGCATTGCGATTGTTACCCTTGTCCGCGAGCTTGTTGGTGGTAGATACGTGCAGGCGGAGCATGGTTGGCAACAGTTGTACCACAGCATTCGTTATGGTGTTAACTATGATGTATGTTAAAATATAAATCAATTAGGCGAACCTTCAGGGGGATTGCTTTTGAAATTTATATGTATTGGCCCTATTACCTCCACCTGGTACCACCTGGTGCCACCGTGACAAATTTAAAAGAATCACACCAAGGTCTGGTGTATGTCTGCGTCGTAAAGACATAATTCAAAGATACTTGTACCATGACCACCCCGAGTTACTGTCGCCAGCAGCCCCGCCGGGTTTCTGCTCAGAACAGCAGCAGACCGAAGGGCAAGAGCAGCTTCCGGCGTTTTGACAACAACTTCATTGACGTATTCCGCGAAAGAGCAGCCAATGTGGATAACAGCAAGGATCTGTACATCAGACCTTCGAGACCCGGAACCGCTGGCTGGATGGGTGTTTCCAGAGGCAAGAAGAGCAAGGCAGAGGCGGTTGTGTCCACTGCTACTGCTACTAATACTGCTACTGACGACAGCAAGCACAAGACATTCAACAGTACACACCACACTGCCCTGTTGAACTTCACCAAACAACGATCAACGGATGCCCCTGCCCGGCGAGGCAAGAATCACGCGCAGCCCAAGAAACACAACAGTGCCCCAAAATCAGGCACCGACCTGTTTCTGATTGACCACCACTCGGAGTCCAGAGGAGCCATCGGAATGATCACCAAGCACACGGAACTGCCGATGAACATGATGAGCGCCTCCGGGAAGACAGAGTACCCGATCAAGAGTTACAAAGGGAGGTGTTGGTGGGACCACCACGAATTCCAAGGCGACACCTATGGCTGCCCGGTTGCGTACGACCACAAAACGAATACATTTACAATGGAGGGTATGTTCTGCAGCGATGCGTGTGCAGCGGCATGGGGTAGCAGGAATGACTTGTCAAACACGATGTTGAACAAGATTAACCAGGCACAGTCGTTGCTGCGGGTTGCCAAGCTCAAACACAGCAAACAAAAACTGACAGTAAACAGCATGTACATCCCTGTGGCGGGATCATACCTAACAATCGACTCCTATGGTGGTCCGTTCACGATTGAACAGTTCCGCAGGCGCAGCAAAGACAAGTTCCTGGTGGACAACGTGGTCCCTGCTCACTCAAACTTCAGACCAGTGGCCGCAGAGTTGTGGGTTGAAGACAAGACGAAGGGGATCCCTGTATTCTCGCTGTCGTCCTCCCGCAAACACTCTACACATAGGCCCAACCTGAACCACCCCACATACAAGAAGAACGAGAATGCGAATGCCAAGCGATCGAGTATGTTTCAGCGCAAGAGGAAGCAACCGAGTGGCAATGCCAACAAGCGTGGTGGTGCTATATCAACCAGCTCGAACCAGCGTAATAGCAAAAAGCAGAAGCATGGGGATTTAGAATACACATGTGCGGCCCAGAAGATCTACCAAAACCCCAACCTGGCCGTCCCTGTGATGCCGTCCACCATCAACAACCACTCTCTGATCAAGAGCATGGGGATTTCTTTGGTGGCAGGCACCAAAAAGGGGAAAACTGGGAAGCAGCCAAAATGACCTCTCTCTCTGTGTATGTATACTCGCCGAACGTGAAATAAAATGACTTTTGATTCAAGAAAGATTTTGTTGAATAATAAGTAAACTACAGAGCATAACTTACATTACACTCCAGCCATAACCGATTTCAACCTCCCTATGTCAGTTTCCCCCGCCGTCACCTACAACAAACTCAGCATGCTCCAGGTGGGCATGATTGCGGCCACCGCAGCCGGTGCCGCGTCGGTGTTTCCCGAAATGCCCGCTGTCATCGCCGATTTGTTCGACGAGAGTATGAACCCTCATGCACAGCTGGTGAAGTACATGGCCTTGTACATCCTCATCCTGCAGGGTGGCAGTGGCTTCCAGCACGATCTGGCCCTCGTTGGCACGGTCGGCTTCTTCGTGGTGTCACAGGCCTTGAACACACTCTTCCCCGATGGTCTGGGCGGTGACATCATGACCGCTCCTGTTGCTATGGAACCCCCGGAGGCGGTGATGGACTCAGCTCCTCCTCCCAACAACAACGAGTATTACAACGTCAAGCGCCGCTTCTAAGAAGACATTGTCGTCATTGTATGTGTCGCGTTGGAATGAGTAAAAACAATTCATGCACTTGAAATGTAACAAGTTCTGAGTAGACTGACTAGTGTCACTTCTTTATTCTACAAATGGACACACGACGGAGGGGGGAGAGTGTCACTTCGTATGCATCTCGTCTGACCCGCGATTATCTAGGGGCAATACCACCCGATTTCTACCGGTCTTATAGCTCTGTGTTGAAAGTGGAAGGGTTATTGGGACTGTTTACTAGGCGCAAGATCGAGCAGGGGACAATCATCGGTGAGTACATCGGGCGTGTGATCTCAGTTAAACAAAGTGACACAGACCCTGAGATCGACGCTCGCTACCTGTTCCACGTAAATCGCAGAGGTCGCGATGACATCGTGATTGATGCCGGTGACCCGTGTACCAGTGCGTTCACACGGTATGTGAATGCGACATTCAGCGACGAACAGCAGAACACCGCGTTTTTCCAGTGGTCAGAACGTATCTTTCTCAAAGCCACCCGAGACATCCCGGCCAATACCGAGCTTCTCACTTGGTACGGAGACGATACAGAGGACATCGTGAACTGGAAGCCACATTAGAATACATTACGCATGCAGTCCTCACATCACCGCACACCTGAAATTCATCACTCAGTACGTACCATCTTCATCTTGTTGTTTTTCTCGTTTGTGTGGGTGTACAAATGTTTAGTTTATCCCCAGTAAATTAAATTACTCTGACATATTTACTTGTTATACATACATTTATTTCATTCAGAAACAACTGTATGTTCCCCCATGAGGCTCTCGTGTGTCCTTCCCCTGTTCAACAGTGCTGCCTCCAGTGTGTCCATGTCCGCGTCGAGAATGGCGTCTCCGACCGGGTTATCAGAGTGTAGTATGTAACAATTGATCATCTCGAACAGTCGCATCAACTGCCTGGCCTGCGCGGAGCGCTTGATCTCACTGTCTACCAGGCGCTTCTGTGTGTTTGTGATACACTGAGACTTCTTGGCCAGTTCAGTGTTGGCGGTAGTAAGCATATCTTTGGTCCGTCGCAGGCGGCGATTAGCTTCTTTGCTGCGCTCCGTAGCTGCTACTAAGAGCTCATGTGTGTCCAGCGGGGGTGACGTGATCTTCAGGTATCCATATCGAACCGTCACTTGTTTATTGGCGCTGAGCATCTGCTGATTAGTCGGTTCTGGTAGTTGGCAATCGTCGTTGGCTACTGCTGTTTTCCGCCAGCTAGTGTCGAGATCCCGCCGAGTCTTGGGGAACGTAGAAGTTACTGCTTTCTGCATCTGTCCGCGCCCTCTGCGGATCCTTGTCGTTTTGTTGTTTGATTTGGCGTTGGACTTGGTGGGCATGGTGCAGCAGGTCGGGGCGGCAGCGGACAGTACTAGTTGTTATTCTAGAGCCAATTGATTTGTGAACTATCCGACGCACATCCCCGCTCGCAATCGCCTTTAAATATGTCGTGTGGAACCACATGGCGTCATATGGCACCAGTAATGATAAATTTAAACTGTGTGTGTGTGTATGTAATGAAATATACAACCAAGCGCTATCACATCCCCACAAACTTACACAAACACCTACAATGAGCAAGCAGTACGAGCAAGTGGTAGTGTTTGATTATCCACTAACGTCGAAGCAGCATACAAAGGCATTCAATGATATCGCTGTGGCACTGGTCCGGCAGGTGGGCGATACGTTCTCTGACGACATTAACATCGAGGACATCATCCCCATCGTGACTTCTCTCATGCGGACAGTGGGGAAGATTAGTACATTGACTGGACAGCAGAAGAAGGAGCTGGTGGTTGGAGTGATTGAGACTGTGTTCCAGGGCCACGTCTGGGCAGGCATCATCGCCTCACCCATCATCGATTGTCTCATCAGCGTGGAAAAGGGGAACATAATATTCAACCCGAACACAAAGAAAGTGGCCAAGGGCATTTTCGCGTGCTGCAGGAAGTAATGCAAGTGACGTCAGTTAACTGTCGTTCTTCTCGTCACCACTACACTGTTTGATCGTGGCTAGCTGCGGCTTGAAACCTTCAGTAAGCATGGGCATGCTATCCGCATCAGTGATGTCCATGTCCATGTCCAGCTCTTTGTCGGCCTCTTCCCCTTCATCGTCTTTGATATGTTGACAACAATCTTCCTGTTCGTTTTGATACTCATGGCGGTCCAGCATACCGCTGTACCTCTGGTACAAGTCCATGGATAGTCTGCATCCCCCGTATACTGCCAATGATACTACGAGGGCCAACACAATCGTCTCGCGTGTATCATTGCTTCTGGAAAACATGAAATAAATGTGGTTTCGTGAAAATTACACAGACAATCTGCTTCGATTTGGGTGTTGCTTGTTTGTTGTTTATTTAGTACGGCGTCACAATAATTATGCCAATTGAACACACGCACGCGCACACGTGAACGCTGTTTCTCAGTCAAACATAGACAGGAGTTGTCCCATGAGGGGTGCCTGGTCGTTTTCTGTTGTGGTGGAACGCTTCAGTGCTAGCGGGATAGGTAACTCCTCGTCGGGCCCGGTAATACGAACACCCTGAGTCTCACTAGGTGCTAGTGAAATTGATCTGGCATCTTGCTTTGTTTCGATCTCAATGCCAACCCGGCGGACGGACGGTCTGGGAGATAGAACACTGTTCCTGTCATCTGCCCAAGTGTGGTTGCTCTTCTCCTCCTTCTGCTCTACCGGTGCTGTTCTGGATCGTTGTCTGGTTTGGGGGAACATGCTCTGCAGGTACATCGCGTCTATGTCGGTGTTGTAGATGGTGAATGCATTGTTATTCATTACCGCTGTTGTGTCGTGGCGCGTGTATGCTCTGGCGTTACCCTTCCTTATTTGTTTGTTGACTGTTGATGAGAATATTCATATGCCTAGTTCGACGTGCAGGTGCATCCACACAGTTCCCTTCACATCCCGGTATCCCACAGGTGCCATGTACGTTGAGTTCGTATTGTCGGTGTGAGGTCCTCCGCACGTTCCAGCCGTCATGAATGCAGTGAAGTAGAACCGATGCTTCGCTTGGGCTCATGTCTTTTGGCATTGACACACGGTGTGTGACCATGTCTAGTCCAGTCACGTTTCCTGTATATTTGATCGGCATGACTGGTGTGTGTGTGTGTGTGTGTGTGTGCGACAATACTGTTTAGTTACCTTTGGGTGACCCCATTTATTATTTCCACATCTTAACGAACAACTGATTTGACTTGGCTGTGGTGGATTGTAAGTAATACTGTGTGTGAATCACCTGACAAGACCTAACCCAACATGCAACACATGCGAATGAAAGCAAGCCCCCTGGGTATCAACTACCACGCGAACTTCGCCCCATCTCCTCCGATCGCCAGGGTAACCCCTCGTGTGTCTCAGACACACCGTGAGGTATCTCGACCTGCCCCACACAGCCACGCAAAACTTGAGAAACAGCTCCACACCTACATACCGCAGGTCGCACAGACGAAACAACGCCAGCCTCAGGAGCACGACGAAGAATACATCACTATGACAGACGTTGAGTCTATGCGCAACTGCCGCAGTGAACCGGAAGAGAAGGCGTTCAGGGAGTTGATGCTGATGGCACAGAGGAAAATTCGCACCGCGCTAACACTCGGCCACTTGGACATTATCTGGACAGTGCCGCAGCACCACGTAGATCTTCCAGTTTACCAACCCATTCGAATTGCCCGCAGAATTAAAGCCAAGTTGAAGCAGAATGGATTTTACTGTAAACACATCACCGACGGGTCCCTGTACATCAGCTGGAGGTACAACAAACACTAAACCGAATAAAGCCGATGCACCGATCTATTCCAGTCAGGTTTAATTGTTCGAGATGTGCATGACGAGCGAGTATATGATGATGGCTTCAAGCGCGGCGATGCCGAGGACCACGTAGAACGTCACGTCGTGGCGGAGGAGGGATGTGTGTTCTCCAGCAGACCTGGCCATATTAATCATCTGCGGGGAAATGGTATCGCGCTGGGCCGCGGTCATGCTCATGCCATTCATATGTGTTTCGTTGTGGTCTCCAAACCCCTCGAACATGTCTTGGCCGGGGATGTATGTCGGAAACGTCGAGGACGTGCCGAAACCGAACCGAATTCGCGGTGTTTGCTGAAGTTTTCTCTGATACAGACGGTTGTGGTCAATGTCCATCCCACCACCCACGGGCGTGAACTCAGTAAAGCGCCCCATTCGCCCCCCCCCACCAAAACTTGGCATCCGTCCGATCTCAGATAACATAGACATGCCGTTCAAGGCTGTCCTGCCACAAGTTTTGGTGTTGATGTGTCTTTTTATTGTAGACCAGAGGAAATATATTAGCCGAATCTTCCGGTGACCGACGAACTGAACAGGGAATCGATGTCATTGGACATCGTGCTGCTGTTGAAGATCTGTCTCACCGCTACGTCTGATGGAGCCTTGCGGAGCGCCTCTTGTGTTCTCGGGTCCACCATAGCCCGTATCGGTGCGTCGTTCCGGTCGTAGGTCTCGGTAGTGGTTGGTTGTGTTCCGCTTATTCGGGGGTCTCCGCTGCCGAAGCTCGCTTTGCGTACTCTCCCATGTTCGTCCCTGTTGTGTTGTTGAGGAGGTGAGCGCAAGGGATTGTCCTGAAGTGTCGCTCGGGAGGGACGGGCGCCCGGTTCAGGGAACATTGCATCCACATCCTGGTTTGAAACCGCTTGTAGTTCCATAAAGCGACCATCACCTCCCTCATGTGTCTGTTGCGTAGCGCGTTCGTGCATAGCCATGCGCAGTTCTCGTTCGGACATTGCCGGTTGTGCGTCGGTGTGCTCAAACCCAGTGTGTTGCAGGTGGGTGTCATTATAGCCATACACTGCCCGCCCTTGCTCGCGCTGGGTATTGTTTTGTGTGGGTGTGCTATGTGCCTGCATCGCCAGTCTGCTGATCTGTTGCTGATTATGCCTATGTTTTAAGTACATGTATATCCCAGCAGTGAGTGCAGCGTACGTCATGTAATGGCTGGTCTCCATGGTTAATTGTCAGCGACGGACTACGAGGTGTGTTGCGAACAGTCTTTATATTCGAATTGCCAAATAAATGAATAATAACTCGACGAACTATGCTGTGTTTGTACTATCTATCCAAGTGAAACGCGTTTCCTCGGAACCGTCCCAGGCACTTTGCGAACTGCAGTAACTTGTTTGCTGTGGTCCATACCCTTGCGCTTGGACGCCGGGCCACTCATATCCACGCTTCTTGCGTCTCGCGTGATGGTAACTGAGTCCTGGTCCGGTCTCGGTAGGATAGTGCCGTCGATGTCCACACTGGACGACATGGGGGGTCGTCGGGGTGATACCAGCTTGTTTGCCTGCACTGCTTGTGCCACAGGTGCTGGCCCAGACGCAATGGCCTGGATCGCTTGGTTGCCCGCGCGCATGTCGTCTTCTTCTTTCCGCAGGGTCTGCATCAGTCCGTTACCTGATGCCCCGATCGACACGCCGGTCATCAAACCGAACCCAGAGTCTGATTCGGAGTCAGAATCGGCGAGGGGAAGAGGGATGAATCTGCTTGGAGGGTCTCTGGGTGGCGCCCGCGCTGCAACAGATCCAAATAC